AGTGTTAATGAAGTTGGTTATCAAGAAGGCGGCAGTAGAGTATTCCAATGGGGGTGGAACCCAGTTGGTGGTGCAAGTAGTTTTGACAGCGTTTTAACACCAAATTATTTGATTACAATATGTCAAACTGGTACAGTAACAATAACAACTTAGGAGTAAATTATGTCATTTAAAAAAGGCGCTAATGGTGTTGAATCCAAAGGCAAAACAGTAGGTAAAAATTTAGGCAACTCTGGTCCAACAGCAATGGCTACAAAAGGCGCATCTAAAAAAATGGGTGTTAGCTCTATGGCTATGAAGGATATGGGGCGCAATTTGGCTCGTGTAGCTAATCAAAAGAAAGCTGGAAGAGGTCGTTAATCATGGCTAAATTTAGCAAAAAGGTTATGGGTAAAGAAGTTGGCGATGCCAAAGTCTATGCCGAGCCACATACTATGGATGGAAAAAAAATGAAAAATTCTACAGCAAAATTAGTGGATCCAAACAGTGTTTCTGCCGATAGCACTACAGTTGGTATGCCAGCAAAGCGTGTGTCAATGGGTAATCCAGCGGCTGATAATATCAAGACTTCTGGTATTAAAATTCGTGGAACAGGCGCTGCTACTAAGGGTGTAATGGCTAGAGGACCGATGGCGTAATGAACTACACTGAACTTGTTGCGGCTATTGAAGCCTACGCTGAAAACTACGATGACTCTACTGGAGGTTTTGTAGACAATATTCCTGTGTTTGTGCAAAACGCAGAGCAGCGTATTTATAATACAGTTCAAATACCTTCATTAAGAAAAAACGTAACAGGCACATTAACTTCAGGCAATAAGTATTTGTCTGCTCCAAATGATTACCTAGCTACTTATTCTTTAGCGGTTATAGAGAATGCGGGAACAGCCAGTGAAACTTATACGTATCTTTTAAATAAAGATGTAAACTTTATTCGTGAGTCCTATCCTACTCCCGCAGATACTGGAAAGCCAGCTTATTATGCTTTGTTTGGACCCCAATATACTTACCCAAATGAGCTAAGTTTTATTGTTGGTCCAACCCCAAATTCAAATTACACAGTAGAAATGCATTATTTCTATTACCCAGAGTCTATTGTTACTGCTGAAAATACTTGGCTAGGGGATAACTTTGACAGCGTTCTTTTGTATGGTTCCTTGCTTGAGGCGGATGCCTTTATGAAATCTGACTCCGACACAATCACTTACCATAAAGACCGATACACAGAAGCATTAGCCCTCTTAAAACGCTTGGGTGATGGTCTTGAGCGTGGTGATGCGTATCGTGATGGTCAAACTAAACTTAACACCAACCTTCATGGGAATGTAGTTTCATGACAATTCAACAAGGTCAGTGCACAATATTTAAGCAAAACTGCCTAAGCGGTAAGGAAAACTTTACTTCTACTGGTACAACTTATGTTTATAAGATTGCTTTATATACGGCTAATGCGGATTTATCTTACGCAACAACTGCATATACGACTTCTAATGAAGTTATTGGTACGGGCTATACGGCAGGTGGGGAAATTTTAACCCCAACAGTTCCAGCAAGTTTAAATAAAACAGCCTATGTATCCTTTGCGAATGTTACTTGGAATCCAGCCTCATTTACCTGTCGTGGCGCTTTAATTTATAACTATACAACTGGCGCTGCTGTTGCGGTATTGGATTTTGGTAGTGATAAAATAGCGACCAGTGCTTTTACTGTAACATTCCCTACAAATACCGACACAACCGCAATTTTGCGACTAACTTAAGAGGAAACAATGACAACAGAATCATCAGTATTTTCTGAAGCTCCACAGGTAAGCATTAATAATGTTCGCCCGTTAGAGAAAGATTTATACAAAATGATGTGGAGTAGACCTGAGTATCGGGTTGTTGCTCCAGGAGAACACATCGTTCACGAATTTTTAGCTCAAGCTAAACCACCTAAAGGAGCCTCGGTTATTGACTTAGGCTGCGGTACTGGACGGGGTTCTTTGAACCTAGCGTTCTTTGGTGGGCTAGACGTAACTATGGTTGACTTCGCTGATAATTGTTTGGACGAAGATATTGTCCCAATGTTAGAAACTCAAAGCCATGTAATGCGCTTTGTGGAAGCAGATTTAAAAGACCCATTGCCAGTTAAAGCTGCTTACGGGTTTTGTACTGATGTAATGGAGCATATTCGCCCACATTTAGTGGATCAAGTACTTGATAATTGTTTAGAGGCTTGCCAACACGTATTTTTCCAAATTGCCACTGAAGATGACGTAATGGGTACTTTGGTAGGACATAAGCTCCATTTAACTGTGCGCCCTTATTCTTGGTGGTTAAAGAAGTTTAATGATCGTGGCTGTGTAATCCATTGGTCTAAAGAGACTGATGGCTACTGTATGTTTTACGTAACCGCTTGGATTAGCGGTACTGACGTTGTAGACCACGGAGTCCTTAATACAGACGAAGACAAAATTAAAGAGAACGTAGCCCACAACATTCAACGTGGTTTTAAACAAGTAGAGCCTCATCCTACCAATGATATAGATGTAATGATTGTTGGCGGCGGACCTTCTTTAGCTAAAAACATTGAAGAAATTAGGCGTTTACGTGCATCAGGCGTAAAACTTATCACTATTAACGGTGCTTATCAATATTGTATTGACAATGGTATTACTCCTTCAGCCATGATTATGGTTGATGCTAGACCGTTTAATAAACGTTTTGTTGAGAATGTTGTTGACGATTGCAAGTATTTCATTGCCTCACAATGTGACCCCTCTGTTTTTGATGGTTTACCAGCAGACAGAACTTACATTTGGCACACAAGTGCGGATATAATTAATGATATTCTGGAAAAAGAATACAAAAATTGGTGGTCAGTTCCTGGTGGTTCTACAGTACTTCTAAGAGCTATCCCATTGTTCAGAATGCTAGGGTTTAAACGTTTTCATATTTTTGGCTGTGATTCTTGCCTAGATGGAGATGCACATCATGCTTATGAACAAAAAGAAAACGATGGGCAGTTAGTAGTACCTGTGAATGTAGGTGGTAAGATTTTTTATTGTCACGCATGGATGGTTTCACAGGCGCAGGAATTCATTGACTTGATTAAAATGCTTGGAGATGAAATTGAACTAGAAGTGTATGGTGGGTTACTTCATCATATTTTGAAAACTGGCGCATCATACGCTGATTTACAGGAGATTTAAAATGGCTGCAACCGCATGGCAACTTTATAACTACGCCAAAAGATACATTGGCAACGGAACAATTACACTAGGTGCTGGTGTAGTTAAAATGGTATTGGCTCGTACTTCAAGCAATGCTTCAACATTTACTATTAGTACATATGCTCAGTTAACTGCAGAGATTTCTGCTACAGGTGGCTATGTTACTGGCGGTAGAAACCTTGTTCCTGCAACGGCACAATGGACTGTTGGCGCATCTGCTAAACAAATGAAGTTCACAATGTCTTCTATTGGCTTGGCATTTACAGCCTCTGGTGCATCGCTGACTAACATTCGTTATGCTGTATTGCGTAATTCAACTGGCGCTGGCGCTGGTAAGCTGATTTGCTTCTGCCAATTATCTTCTGCTCAGTTCACAGTAACTTCACCAAATACACTAACAGTATTACCAGCAGCAACAGGAATCTTTACTCTCACCTAGGAGTAGTTTATGGCTCTTGTCTTAACAGATAGAGTCCAACAAACGGGTACGGCTAACACAACTGTTAGCTTTACCTTAAGCGGTTCTGTAACTGGATTTCAGAGCTTTACTGCTGGCGTTGGCGATGGTAATACGACTTATTATGCCGCTTATGATGCTTCTGGAAATTGGGAAGTAGGATTAGGTACGTATTCCACCATAGGACCAACGCTTACTAGAACCACAGTTTATGCATCAAGCAACTCTGGGTCAGCGGTTACCTTTTCAGGTACTGTTAACGTATTTGTTACATATGCTGCAACTAAGTCTGTATATGAAGATGACTCAAACAATGTTACTTTACCTGCGAATCTAACTTTTAGTAATACAGGCAATAGAATTATTGGCGATTTAGACAGTGTTACTATTGCTAATAGAGTATTTTTCCAAACAAATACGGTAAATGGAATTTCTGCTGTTTCTGTAATCCCTAATGGCACGGGAACTACTGGGTCTTTTCATGCTTACAATAATTCAAACCCAACTAATTCATCTTTTGCTCAAGTTTCGTGTAATTCATCAAACGTAATATTTAGCTCTAATACTAGAGGCTCAGGGACACAATTACCGATAGTTTTTAATACTGCTGGCGTAGTTCAATTAGGGATTACGCACACAGCCTCAGCAGTTAACTATTTAAGTGTTACTGGCGGTACAACAACAAATGCTCCAGTACTTTCAACAGTTGGTACTGACACCAACATCAATTTAAACCTCACCCCAAAAGGTACTGGAAATGTTGTAGCTACAACTGGGGCGTTTAGTGGTACTCATATTGGCACATGGACTGGTTCGACTATTGGTTTAGCTTATGGCGGTACGGGGGCTACTTCTGCTCCAGCGGCAATGGCTGCTTTAATGGGCTTTACAACAACTGCAACTGCTGCGGGTACAACTGTATTAACTAATACAAGCAGTTACTACCAAATATTCACTGGTACAAATACCCAAACAATTACTTTGCCCGTAACAAGCACTTTAGCTCAAGGATGGACGTTTCATATCTGTAATAACAGTACTGGCAACTTAACAGTTAACTCATCGGGTGGTAACTTAGTTTTAACAGTTGTTCCAGGCACTACCGTAATGGTCACCTGTATTTTAACTTCAGGAACAGATGCAGCTTCTTGGGAAGCAGGATATACAGACTTTAGTACCTTAACAGGTACAGGATCAGTAGTTTTATCTGCTTCGCCGACATTAACAGGCACAACCACAATAGCTACATTATCTCCTTCTACGATAGCAGATGCGAGCGTGTTAGCTAGAAATGCTGGTAAAACTGCTAATACGACAATTAATAATACAACTACTTACACGACAGGTGGTGTTACTCTAGCAAGTCAAACAGCTGCAGCAAATGCTGTTTGGAGAGTCAGTGCTTTTGGTCAGTATACCGCTGCATCTTCAGGCACTGCTAGAACCGCTAGGGTAGCTTGTTTTTGGGGTTCTACTCAGCTTACAGCAATCACCCCTACTGTATTAACTTCAACAGCTCAAACAACTCAATGGCAATGTGAATTTACATTAACTGCTTCTAGCACAACTGCTATTTGGACTGCTGGTACTATGATTAGTAGGGTGGCATCAGCTACAGCTTTAGCAATGGATAATGCAACTGCAGCGTCAACAGCTGTAACAGCAGGTGCACAAACACTAGATTTAAGATTTTCAATGTCCAGTGCAACCCCTGCAGATTCTTGGGTTGTTCAATCGGTAACTTTAGAAAGATTAGAATAATCATGGCTTTAATTAAATCAATCCCAACAGACTTTGGCATCAATGCAGAGTATTGGAACATTGGAGCAGTACAAGAAGATTTTAAAGGCAAAGGCACGGAAGTAACATTCTATGGCTATGCTAATCAGCAAGCTAGACTTGATGGTAAGCAACCTTTATCTGCTGGTAAAGTACAAATATCAGGTGAAGAGTACGTAGCTGGTGCTGATAGACAGGCTCTCTACGCTATCATTAAATTGAAGCCTGAGTTTGATGGCGCAATAGACGCATAATCATGTTAACCGCTAATGTTACCGCTCCTTCTAGGAGTCGCTGGGTAGTTCTGTAATGTTTTCGGGTTCTTCCTTTTCGGGCGTTCCGTTTTCATCAACGGATACCCCAGTTGCAAATACAAGCATACAGCCAGGATCGGGGTCGATGACCTTTGTAGGTGCAGCACCAAGTATTGTTCGTGGCACAGTTATTACTCCAACATATCTAAGTGGTTGGGGATTAGGAGACTGGGGTTCGGGTGGCTGGGGTCAAGGCACACAAGTACTAGCTACCGTATCAATAGCGAGCACGGCACCAACTGTTTCAGTTTCTTCAGTAATAGGATTTGTTACACCTCCTTCTGGTGCTTTAAACACTACTGGGTATGCGCCGACTGTTCCTAAGTTTATTGCCCCGTCCGTTGGTGCTGTAACACTTACAGGAAATGCTCCGACTGTTGCACGAAATACATTTATTACCCCTGCATCAGGTTCAATTACTGCGACTGGTGTAGCACCGAGTCTTCGTACAAATATATTTATAACCCCAACTACTAGAAGTTTAATTCTCCAAGGGTTAGCCCCAACGGTAGTAAGAGGTACAGTAGTTACCCCAGCAGTAGGGGCAGTAAGTTTTGGTGGGCTTGCGCCATCGTTATTTAGGGCTACTTTTGTTATCCCGTTGGTAGGCTCCGCCTCATTCTCAGGAAATGCTCCAACTGTTTTACGTAACACAGCTATTACCCCCGCTACAGGAAGTCTCAACCTTCTTGGTATTGCCCCCAGCTTATTTAGACAAACATATATTGCACCATCTGTAGGTGCTTTAACTCTTGTTGGTGTAGCCCCGACTATACGTAGAGATACTCGTGTAACACCTAATACAGGTGCAGTTACATTCTTAGGTGTCGCCCCCAACGTATCTAGAAGCATTACACCCAATACAGGTTCTTTAGGTTTCACAGGGCAGTTACCTACAGTAATTCAAGGCAACATTGAAAACCCAGCAGCTGGGTCATTAACATTTGCTAGTACTGCACCTACTGTAGTTGTTGGAAAAGTTATTACCCCTACTGGGGGAACCGAGATAATTGGCGGTATACCTAGCGTTATTACCACTGGGTTTGTAAGACAACCAAATACAGGTGCTTTAACTTTTGCGGGCATAGCCCCAACTGCTATCCAAGGGAATATTGAAAACCCTGCAGTGGGTGCTTTAACTTTTGCGGGTGTAGCACCGACTTTACTTAGAAATACTCTTGTAACGCCTAATACAGGGGCTTTAACACTTGCTGGCGCAGCCTCAAGCCTTAACAGAAATACTTTTGTAACCCCAGCTGTTGGTAGCCTTACCCTTGCTGGTGCAGCACCTAGCCTAGCTAGAACTATATTTATTACCCCCGCTACTGGTGCAGCAAATATTGCTGGTGTAGCACCTAGCTTATTTACACAAACCTATATTACCCCGACCTATCTAGCTGGCTGGGGAATTGGTCCGTGGGGTTCTGGAGGTTGGGGGCAAGGAGTACAGTTATTAGCTACCTTAACTATAGCTAGTGATGCGCCGACTGTTTCCACTACAAGATTGGCTACTCCAGCTACTGGCTCTTTAGCTTTTGCTGGATATGCGCCGACAGTTAATCGTAACCTTGTTATTACTCCAGCCACGGGCAGTCTTACTATTACGGGTAACGCCCCAACCAAAATAATAGGTAATGTAGTAACTCCAGCCACAGGTTCTTTGACTTTAGCTGGTCAAGCCCCGTCTATATTAAGAGGGCTTGTAGTTACCCCAAATACAGGTGCTTTAGTCTTCACTGGCTCAACACCTAATGTATCTAGGAGCATTACACCCAATACAGGTTCTTTAGGCTTTACAGGTCAAACTTCGACTGTAATTCAAAATGCTATAACAAGACCTAATACAGGCGCTTTAACATTTGCTGGCGTAGCCCCAACAGTAGTTGTTGGAAAAGTTATTACGCCTACTGGTGGTGCTGAAGTTATTGGTAGTTTGCCTGTTGTAGTAGTAACTGGATTTGTATCTCAGCCAGCATCTGGAGCTGCTACATTTAACGGAATTGCATCAACTGTTATACGGGGTAATATAACAACCCCATCTGTAGGTGCTTTAACTTTCACTGGTGCAGCACCAAGTCTACTTAGAAATACCCTAGTAACACCTTCTGTTCGGGCTTTAA